TCGTCAAGGCTTCTGAACTTTTTCTTGTAGAGTTCGTAGCTATCGAGCATCTTGTCGATTGCGTATTGGGCTGTGATTGTTATCTCTGTTGCTTTCATATTCTTTTCAGTTAAGTTTCCGATTTTGTTTCTTTTTTCGTATCTTTGTGCGCGTTCTTTGTTGAACGCAATGCAAAGTAAACACTTTTGTTTGGATTGCACAAATTATTTTGTTTGTTTTTTTAAAGAAATTTGTTTACTTTTTGCTAATCGCCTAACACTTAAAACAATATGAAAGGAGAAAAAATTAAAGAAATTCTACGCGCTGAAGGGTTTAAACTCTCCGAGGTTGCAGAGCTATTAGGCTTTGATAATGACCAGCGTCTTCATTCTGCGCTTCGCTCTGATGATATAAAGACAGGGCTTTTGGAGGATATTGCCCGCGTTACAAATAGAAGTGTTTGCCTATTTTATGGGACTGGGACTGTATGTGCAACTGTTGCTTCTGATAATTCCGTTGCTGTTACGGGTTCAAATAATCGTGTGAACTCAACTGAACAGACAACTTATGGCGATAATTCCCCGGCAGTAAAAGGCAACAATAATCATTTCGGGACTTGTTCTTCAATTGAGAAAGCCTTTGCTGCCATCGACAAAACTCTTGATGAAGTTGCAGCCCAGCGTAAACTCGTAGAGCAGGCTCTTGCCCAAAATGCAACTCTCATTTCCATTCTGCAAAATCAATTATTAAAAGCATGAAAAAGTTAGCCCTTTCGCTCTTTGTCTTGTCTGCCGCTCTCGTTAGCTTCGCGCAGACCCCCGTTCCGTCCAAAATAACAAAGGGCATGAATATAGAAACGGACGAGTTCACTCACGCCACCACCTACTCATCCAAGGATTGCCCATTGTCTGTTGTATGCTCCGGGGATTCTGTTGGTCTTGTCTTGGCTCTCTCAGTATCCGCGTGGGACGCTCCGATTGGTTTAGAGCAAATCCTTATTCTCTCCGATGGTCAAACCACCGAGATTTCAAAATCGGAGGGGTTCTCGGTTAAGGAACTACCCCAGCGCGTCATGTCGCAGAATGCTTCGGGCAAGTTCGGAACGGCTTCTTATAAAGGTGCGCAATATGCCACTCGGACGTTGTTCCTTGAGGAATGGAAAGCAGACGGCACTGCTCGTCTGCCGTTGGTTGTGTCTCTTGCTGAAAAGCCATCAAAAGTGCGCTTTGTCGGGAGCAACCAATCCGTCGATCATGAGTTCTCCTGCAAGGAGCAGAAGAAGATGTCCGCTATGCTTGCCTTGTATCGCTTCCTCAAAGGGGAATAGTTATTTTACTCAAAAATCGCCACACGCCGCGTTTGTGGTCTTCCGTGGGTACTTGTGCCACCCGAAGCAAAACAGCGCGACACGGCGTAAAACAAAGGCTTTCAGATGAATAATCGACTTTTAGACGTAATCAAGTATAAAACCCGAGGGCGGCAGAAGGTATTTGCTGAACTTTTGGGTTGGACTCCGCAATATCTCGCAAAATTGTTGCGCGGAGAGAATTTCGGGCTTCAGCCTGTGCTGACGCTCTTGGAAAAATTGCCGGAGATTGATGCCCGGTGGCTTCTCTTGGGCGAGGGGGCTATGCTCAACGATGGCAAGATTAGCGGTCTGCGCCGTGGTGTCTACTCAAGCGTTCAAAGAATAATGGATTACGAGCGTTTCATGCCTGTAATGTTCCCCGATGAACTGAAAGCGTTTGAGGAGTGCATCTCCGAGGGACGTATCCCCAATTATTCCGACAATGAGGTTTGGGAGTTCGAGCTTCGTCTTCGTGCGTTGAACGATAAAGTTGAAGATGCCATGTCTAAATCCGTAACGCCATGCAAACACCCGAAAGCCAAGCAATCGTGAAGCGGTTCTTCGAGGCTCTGTATCGTCTGAAAGCCGACCGCAAAATCCGAGGTAAGCAAACTTTTACCCGTGAATATGGTATCAATCGTTGGAACATGAACACTCTTGAAAAAGAGCCGGAGCGTGACATCTTTCAGGCTTCATGGCTGATGTTCCTCGTACGCGACTTTGGCGTGTCTCCGATGTGGCTCTTGACCGGGGTCGGGGATTTCTACCAAAAGAAAAAAGCGGAGACCATTCGCTGACCTCCGCTCACGTATCGTATTTATTCCCCTCATTCCTTGTCCTTATCTACCGGCAAGATTGGGGGGATTAGCATTGCTGCTTCCTGTTTCTTCTTGTCCATAACCTTTGCGTAGATTTGGGTCGTGTGGAGTTCCTTGTGTCCGAGCAGTTTCTGCACCGTGTAGATGTCCGCTCCGAGGTCGAGCATCATCACGGCAAATGTGTGTCGTCCGCTGTGGAACGTGATGTCTTTCGTAATCCCTGCCCGGACAGCCCATCGTTTCAACTCCATAAGGTAATAGGACGAATAGGAGAAGTTGGGGAAGACGTGGTCTTCCTCTCCGCGTCTCTTTCCCATGTAGGCGACCGCTTGGGGATTGATGTCGATGTATTCCTGTCCGCCTGTCTTCTTCTGCCGGAAGACAATTCGCGTGAATTCACCCTGCTGCCTGACCTCTTTCCATTTCATCTTCTCGATGTCGCTCTTGCGGAGTCCTGTCAAGCACGAAAACATGAAGGCTCGCTTTAGGATTGGGTATTTGCACTCTGCCGCCGCCATAGCCTTGACCTCGTCGAGCGTGAGGTACACACGCTCTCGTTCCTCCAACTTGAACCCCTCGATGCCACGCAGGGGGTTGTGTGGGATTATGCGGTCTTCAAAGGCTTGGTTTATGCAAGCCCGGAGTTTGTTGAAGTAGGAGACCTTGCTTGCGTTGGAGAGCGGCTTTTGGTCTTCGGTCGTTACTGCTTTCTTGCGCTTGTCTCGCACTCGTGCCGTGCGGTCGAGGTAGTCTTTGAAGCCCTGCACGAATTCCGGGGTCACGTCTCTGAATGTCATGTTCGGGCGGCAGTATCTTTCGAGGTGCTTGAGTGCGCTGTACCAATTCCCCCAATTGCCGAGGCTCTCCGGGTTTTGGTGTCGTTTCTCACAAAGCATACGGTAGTAGTCGAGAAAGTTCGTGTCAAGCCTGTACGCTCCCTCGAAGCCGAAACGTCCGTCATGCAGTTCTATGACCCTCTTTCCTCGGACTGCGTCCGCGAGTTTGAGGGTCTCCTTGTTCTTTTCCTTGTCGGCTCTTGTCTTTTCCGGGACAAGGTAGAGGTTCAGCCATTCGTAGCTACGTCTGCCGTCTATGTAAATGTCGAGGTAGAGCGAGATGTTCCCGGACGCGAGTTTGCGCTTGCGCAGCCGGATTGGTTCTTTAGATTTCTCCATGTTCTCATCGGGTGTTTTTGTTACTTTTGTTACTCGTTTCCTTTCGAGTCACAAAATAACAACAAAAAATCGAGAAACAAAAAGGAAAGGTTTAGAAAAGTGCGTATTTTCTCGGTTTGCTCACTGCTCTGATTTTGAGGTCTCTTTTTCTTTGTCTTTGCGGATTGTTTCTATTCTTTTACTTGTCCTGTTCTCCGCTTCATTTGCCGATGCGAAGAGCTATTAATAATTCAACCGGATATTTACATTGCCCTCAATATCGGGTCGAGTTCTCTTTAAATGAGAATCAGGCTCAGCCTATTCTCACTATATGCAATATTGTTGAACTTTCAAACCATTACGACTGATATGATTACACTTCCAAATGTCGATACGTCAATGATTGCTAACAATCTGACCCCATATGAGCCGACACATCCCGGTTCCCTTATACGTGAAGAGCTGGAGGAACGTAAAATGACGCAAGCCAAACTTGCTGAACAGATAGGTGTTTCTCTATCGCTCCTCAATGAAGTGGTTAATGGAAAAAGGAATATTAATACCGAACTCGCGCTGCTTTTAGAAGCTGCACTCGGCATATCTGCTCATATTTGGCTCGATTTGCAATCTGATTATAATATGCAAGTTGCCAAGTCTGACGTTTCATTTATGAGGAAACTTGCAAATATACGCAATATTGCAGCGGTACTTTGAGAGTATTCCTGCAATAGTAAATCCGATTAAGACCGATTAAGATACTAAACATCGTTATTAAGACTTTTAAGAAATGCAGCCTTTGATTTTCAGTAGGTTGCATTTGTTGTATTAAGACTTTTATATTTGGCGTTAAGATGCCTTTAGACATAATTTTGCATCAGAAAATTTAAAAACTGACGCAAATGATTAAGAAATTCGTAATGCTCGCCATTGCTGCAATAATGGCACACGCGGCACTTACATCGTGCAGCTGGAATGTAGGTCAAGGCGACATCCGTGACCGTAATATAGGGAACGCCACCCTCGCTTATCTTGACTCAATCTCTGACGTGGAATACATAGGATTGGCTGATACGCGAGACCTTGAAGATGGCAACTTTCAAGCTGTGGTTATCTATAATGTGATAGACT